GACAAAAACATTGAATTCTGATAACATTTAAACAAAGACTTTTGAATTATGAGCTCAAACATTAGTGAAGGAAACCCCCAAGACTTTTGGGAATATGATGGGATTGGTCTAGTGGGTAATCCTAATACTGCTCCAGACACCTTGACATTCCTTGGTGGTCGTGAGAGTGACACCATTAGTTTTAAATCATCTCGTGTTCCTGGTGGTCTAGGGGATGATCATATTAGTCTTAATCTTGAGATTCCAACCTCTATTCCTAACTTTGGCAATCCTTCAGGATTCTGGAAGTATGAGGAAGATAAGACTCTGAATGAGATAAAGGAATATCTTTCAGGAACCTATCAATCTCACTACACCTCTCAAGAATCAAAGACACAAACACTTGATCTTATTGAGAGTATTGGTGATGGTGAGGCATTCTGTCGATCAAATGCTATTAAATATCTTTCCAGGTTTGGTAAAAAAGGTGGTAAGTCTAAACTTGACATTTTGAAAGCAATTCATTATTGTATTCTTCTCTACCACTTCTCTGGTCTCCACAGTCAAAAATCTAACTATAACTATTGAACATGAAACTTTCTGAATCCACTGTTAATCTTCTCAAGAACTTTAGTTCCATTAACCAGTCTATTCTTTTCAAGGCAGGTAACAAACTGCGAACTATCTCAGTGATGAAGAATATTCTTGTTGAAGCAAATGTCAGTGAAGAATTTCCCAAAGACTTTGGAATCTATGATCTCAATCAGTTTCTAAATGGTCTGAGTCTTCATCAGAATGCTGAACTTGATTTCACTAATGATGAGTATGTTGTGATCAAAGAAGGCAAGAGTCGTTCAAAGTTTTTCTTTGCCGATCCTAATGTGATTGTTGCACCACCTGAAAAGGAGATTACTCTTCCATCTGAGGATGTTGAGTTTGTTCTAACAAGTCAACAACTGGAGAAACTCAAGAAGGCTGCATCTGTTTATCAGGTTCCTGACATTTCAGCCATTGGTGAGAATGGTGTTGTCAAACTGGTTGCTCGTGATAAGAAGAATGACACTTCCAATGACTTCTCTATCATTGTTGGTGAAACTGATTCTGAGTTTGTTTTCAACTTCAAAGAAGAGAATCTGAAGATTGTTCCTGGTAATTATGATGTAGTTGTTTCTTCTAAACTCCTTTCACGTTTCACTAATCAGAATCAAGATGTGACTTACTACATTGCTCTTGAACCTGACAGTACCTTTGGATGATCCGTAAATTTGAATCAGATGAGATTGTCATCATTGATGACTTCTTAGATCAAGACAAATTTGATTACTCAAAAAAGAGAATAGACTCTCATCTGCAAGAATACTTTCTTCATCATACAATCTCTCTTCAGGATGAGGGAGATTCTAGACTTTTTTATGGATTTGGATGTAACTTTGTTGAACAAAAACAACCAGAAGTCTACCAAAAAAGATCTAACTCCTCAATCATTTACAACATCAACCAAAAGATCAAAGAGACTTTTGGATTTAAGAAAGTTGTAAGATCAAGACTGGATATGACCACATATCGTGGTGAAGAACAGGTTGTGTTTGGACCTCACATTGATGTGAATGGAATCCATTACACAACCATTTTTTATTTCAACACATGTAATGCTCCAACTATTATCTACGAAAATAAACTTTATCGTGGATCAGTTGATAAGGATTGTGAACTTATTGAGAAAGAGAGGATTCTTCCCAAGGAAAATAGGTTATTGTTGTTTCATGGCAATCACATTCACACAGGAACAAATGCTACAGACATTTCACGTCGAATTCTTTTAAACTCTAATTTTATTTTTTGATTCATGAAATGAAACACATTCTTTTTACTCTTAAAGGTTGTCCAAGTAAATCTCTTGATGATGAATCTTTTATAAGAGATTGCATTTATCATGCATCTAATCATTGTAAATCACAGTTGTTATCTTTGAACTCTCATAAGTTTGAACCTCAAGGTGTAACTGTAGTTGCAATGTTGGCAGAATCACATATTAGTATTCACACTTGGCCAGAGAAAGGAATGGCGGTTTGTGACGTTTTTACATGTGGAGACCACACTACACCAGAAAAGGGTGTAGAATATCTACAAATGGTACTCGAAGCAAAAGACATCATTTGTAATGAGTTCATTCGTCCTTTGGAGTAATTATTATGAGACAATGGGAACTGACCTATAAGCTTCCAACAACAGGTTCAAAGTATCACAAAATGATTGTTGAAGCTAACTATCAACATGATGCTAAAAAGATTGCACAGGCTCAAATGCCATCTGCAATAATTTGTGGAGGTGCAAGAGCTTTATGAGAGACTGGAAAACATTTTTTCAAAATCTAACAGAGGAAGAGAAGTTCAATCTTTCAGTTCTTCGTGTGGTTGAATGCACAAATGGTGTGATTCAATACATGTATAGATGTAATGATCCATTGGCACTTTCTAAGGATGACACAACTCGAGCAATGAAGTTCAGTATGTCATCCATCAAAAACATGTGTATTCCACTTGAAGATGGAGACATTGTTTTTGACAAAGAACTTGCTGATGTTTTCAGTGAAATTAGAACTCTCTATGTGAATGGTGCAAAGAAAAACATTCAGGAAGATTATGATGAGTTCTTGAGAATCTCTAAGATTATGGTAAATGTTCTTGGTAAAGAAATGATTGACAGAGCTCATGATTATCTTGTTCCAAGAATTGTTGACATCCCACCAGATAAGTTAAAATGGGGTGTGCATTACATGTATGGGTTATTTGAATGAACATTTTTGTAACTGATTCGGATCCTTATAAGTCTGCAATGGTTCTTCCTGACAAACACATTGTCAAGATGCCATTGGAAACTTGTCAAATGCTGTCCATTGTGTGTTCAGAAAAATGGGGGCATGGGTTTGGTGAACTTCACAGACAAGATGGTGAACCTTACAAAACAGACAAAGGTGCTTTTCGTAACCATCCCTGTACTGTTTGGGCTAGTTCATTTGTAATGAACTGGCAATGGTTACTTCATCACGGTCTTGCACTTTGTGATGAGTACAAAGCACGTTATGACAAGGAACACACTTGTCGTAAGACATTAGAGGAAGCACAGGTCATTCTCCCCTCTGGAGACCCCACAGGTAGGTCTGGTAAGGGACCCACCCCATTTGTCCGTGCCATGCCTGATGAATATAAGTTAGATACAAACATCTCAACCTTTGATGCTTACAAGATGTATATTGCATCTAAACCTTGGGTCAAAGATAACTATGTTAGAATTCCTGATAGGAAACCTGATTGGGTATGAAAACAGTTCTAACAGTTAATGATGATGGAATTCTCACATTCCCTGAAAACTTTCTGGACAGTCTAGGCTGGAAGGAGGGTGATGTGTTAGAATGGATTGATAATAAAGATGGATCTTTTTCACTGAGGAAACCTGATGAGTCGGAATGAGTTTGTTTGGACGGAGAAGTATCGTCCCCAGACAATTGATGATTGTATTCTCCCAGAGAGTACAAAGAAAACATTTAAGGATTTCCTGGAGAAGGGGGAGGTTCCTAATCTGCTACTTGCAGGGCCTCCTGGGTGTGGTAAAACTACTGTAGCAAAGGCATTATGTGATGAACTAGGAGCTGATGTTTATGTCATCAATGGATCAGATGAGGGACGTTTCCTTGACACTGTCAGAAACAATGCGAAGAACTTCGCTTCGACCCTCTCGCTTTCTTCAACTGCAAAACACAAAGTCATCATCATTGATGAGGCAGATAACACAACCCCAGATGTACAACTCTGCCTTAGGGCGTTTACTGAGGAGTTTATTGGTAACTGCAGGTTCATCTTCACCTGCAACTACAAAAACAAAATTATCTCTCCCCTCCACTCTCGTTGTGCGGTCGTCGAATTCTCCATTAAGGGGAAAGAAAAGGCACAGCTTGCTGCAGGCTTTTATAAACGCCTTCAAGAAATCCTACAGATCGAAAAGGTTCAGTTCGATCAGAAAGTCCTTGCGGAACTTATCAACAAACACTTCCCCGACTGGAGGCGTGTTCTCAATGAATGCCAGAGGTATTCTGTTGGAGGAAAAATAGACTCTGGAATTCTTGCAACTTTTTCTGATGTCAAAACAAATGAACTCTTCAAGTTTCTCAAAGAGAAAAACTTCACTGAAGTTCGTAAATGGGTCGTCGATAATCTGGACAATGATCCTGCTCTACTATTGCGTAGTATTTACGATGCTCTTTACACACACTTGGCAGGTCCTGGGATTGCTGCTGCTGTCCTTATTATTGCTAAGTATCAGTACCAGAGTTCTTTCGTTGCTGATCAAGAAATAAATATGTTGGCATGTTTGACTGAAATTATGATTGAGGCTGAGTGGAAATGAATGTAAAAGTATTGCGCATGAACACAGGTGAAGAAGTTATCTTCACTTTGATTAATGAAGATGATGAGTTTCTTGAGGTAGAACATCCTCTAGTTGCTCTTCCTAATGCACAAGGTCAGGTTGGGTTTGCACCATGGTCTACTCTTGCAAAGGAGGATGATACCATCAAAGTTGCAAAGAAATACATTGTTTATGTGATTGAGGCAAGAGAAGAGATTGAAGAAAACTATGAAAAGATCTTCTCTCCAATTCAAACACCAACTAAAAAACTTATTTTGTAAAACAATGAAGTTATTAACTTTTTTGGTAGCATCAGTTTTGATTACACCTCCAGCATTTGCTGACTATAGACAGGGCGGTGGTGTTCAAGAGACTAAGTGTTACAACACAGTTTATCGTGAGGAGTACATTCCAGGTACAAGAACAAATCCTGGTAGAGTTAGAAGATGGAATGAACAAGTTGAAACTGCTTGTGAAAATCAAGTGAGAATTCAACCATACCCACAACCAACTCAATCAAATGTTGATGACAACTCTTGTATTGAGGGAAGTATTCTTGGGGGAATAGCTGGTGGTGCAGCAGGTGGAGTTTTGTCTACTCAAGAAAATTGGATTTGGTCAATTCCAACTGGTATAATTGGTGGTGCATTGATCGGATGTCAAGTTGATGGAGGTTGAATGGAACTTAAAGAT